TCATCTTATCCAGTATTTCATCCCACCGTTTACTTCCTTCATCAAATGCTTCATTGTGTGATTCTTTGTAGAAATCAAAGCTATCTTGCGTACCATGAGACTCACCACCTACATCTGCAAACTCTCCAGGAACACCGTGTTTAGTATTTTTCAGTTGCAATAATGCAGGATAGATTATGATTGCTAACGTATGATCTAGACTCCAAGTATCAAAATCATCTATCTTTACTGATATCTTTCTAGAGTGACCACCGTTTCTATAATTCTTTATATCAACCTTCATCAAGCTGCCTCGCTACTTCACTAATAGTGGACTTTACATTACCTTCAACAAAAAACACAAACTTTTCATCATACCAAACCGTAGCGTATTCGATCTTTTTGTATGACAGTGCTAATTTAGCTAAGTCAGATAATGTTTCAGCTTGACATACAAAGCTACCGGTATCATGATCCCACAGATATAATATCTTATCTACTTGGTCAATGATCAATTCTCTTACATTTGTTTTGTTTGGTTCTTTGATATTATCGATTTTCTTCAAAGCGGCACGTAAACGAAATCTCATAACATATTCACCCAAATTATAACCTAAGATGAATATAATAATATACATTAAGAAGGTATTAAAATCCATGATATTATTTATCGATCTTAAGGGTAGACCACTTCTTTAGTTTCTGAAATTTATTGATTTTAGCTTGAGTTATTCCATCCATAGTAACACCAATATTTAAATCAGTAAGCAATTCTACCATAGCCAACAGATCACCCACTTCTTCTTCCAAATGCTGCATATTAGTCTTTTCTTTACCGGGCTTCAGATGATCAGGACCAAATCGAAAACATTTGCTAATAGCCTGAATTACTTCTGCACATTCTTCCTGCAGGATCAACAATACTTCTCTAGTTTCATCGTTCATTATCATTTCTCTTTTTGGTTTGAAAGTCCGTAAAAAACTCCTACGATATATTATATCATAGGAGTTATTTATTGTAAACTGTTTAGGGAAGAAACTAGCGGCGTAAAAACCGCTAGCCCCTAACGCGGATTACAGGCCCAGAGAAAGGGCGCGGTAACCAGCAGCAACGATTTCACGCGAAGGCGTGCCCAAGCGATACTTAGTGGACTGACGGCCCTTAGTATCCTTGTGTTCGTTAGCGTAAACTGCGAAACCAGCGAAACGAAGGTCGCTTACGGTTGCAGTTGGGTTAGCGATACCAAAACGTGCATTGATCTGCTTTGCAGTAAGTTCTTCACCACTGCGGAGTGCTTCTAACAAACGGCTTTGCTTAGTAATAGTTTTCATAAAATTTCCTTTTAAATGTTTCGTTGCTTTAACAACGTGATGCTATTATATGCTATCTAAAGAAGTATAGCAACACTTTATGGGTACCATTTACCCATAAATCTCTACCTATATGTCCATAAACTTCAGAGTGAACTTATCGGCAAATTTCTCATATCCTACATAACCGCGAGGATTGCAGGTTACACGGGTTTGGCCTATTGTGTAATCAAAAGGATCATGTGTATGTCCATGAGTCCACAGCTTGATCTGAGGATTGTCTAGTATCAGTTCGCTTAAGTCAGAATGATATCCACCGTTCATCACATGTTCATGTTTATATCTATCATGTAAGCTAAGAGTGCTAGGAGTATGATGGCCCACGATCACTACTTTTTCCGATGCATGTTCAGATAGCTTACTTTTAAAGTAAAGTAAAGTCTTTTTATGCCGAGCATATGTATCAGCTACCTGAAGCCTAGTATATCCTCTATCTTCGTTCTTTATGATTTGATAATCAGACATCATGAAACCCAAATTATGTAACGTCAGAGGATCATATTTGTTGCAATCAGTCCAAAGCGTAGCTCCAATGAATACGTAATCATCCAATACCATAGTATCTTGTTCCAAAAAATAAATATTTGGATAGTGGTTACATTCTTTCCTTAGGACTTCAATAGTTTGATTCCACTTACCATGATAAAACTCATGATTTCCAGCTATATAAATAACCTTAGGAAACTCTGCCGAAACACGATCAAGAAATCCACGGAATCTCCTAGCGTGTTTCATTGCACCAGTTTCGAACATGATTTGTTTATCTAACTGTTCTTGTGTCATATCAGTAAGATTTATCCTAGGGGTTTTACGTAATTCCTCAGCGACCATAATATCGCCGGATAGGATCAATACATCAGCCCCTTCAGTATTTTTGAGGTCAATGTCTGCATATTCTAAATGTAAATCCGACGCTAGTGCTATCTTCATTATTTAATTTCGAAATGTTTTTGCAATTAATACTCGTAGATCGTTAGCAGCATCCGATACTCCGTGCCAGTCTTCTAACCTGACATTCAGGAGTAGATATTCAATGTACGCCCTTTTTGCATCTTCAAATTCTTCAAATTCTTCTCTGGTCATTTCTCTCTCCTTTGTATCAATGATAGCCTGTTCAACAGATTTTTTGATTTGTTTGTTCATTATTTAACTCCGAATTCTTTCTTAGCTTGAGCCCAAACTTTGCGTGGATTCATTATGCAAAAAACACCAACAATAAATGGTGCTAACAAGATATATAACAGTTTTCTATACCACGGAATATTCATTTCTTTATTAGTCCTTGAGAAATAATGCTTAATTATAATCAATTGTGGTAACGGTTTTTTTAGTCTTACCAACATGAGTGCTTGATGTCGTTGAACTATTGGGGCACCGAACAACGGTTATGCCCACGCCCATGCCGTCTGAAATTCGGTAGATTTTACAATCCTTCAATCCATCTGGCATAACAGTAAAATTGGCTGTACGCTCTTCTGCTGACGGAGCACATCCCGATAACATAACAGCAAACACTAATATCCATACTCTAAATGATTTCATTATTTAACTCCGAAATGTTGTTTAATCTGTCGTTCTACTTCATCAAAAATAGCAACTGCCAAATCTGAATCCATAGTTTTGTGTTCGTTCTCTTTGGAACACCAGCCTCGGGCAATAGCACCAAGCAAATCTTCACTATTGACACAATCCCGAACAATCAACTCAGCAAACTTTTCCAGATCGAGTTGGCCAGTGTAGATGCCATCACCCTCCCAGTTACCATAGTAAAAGGTCTGTTCAGCAAGTTCTCTAATTATGTCATTCATCACAGCCCTAATACTTTTATTTCAGCAGGAGTAAGTTTCGCTAAAGCCTTTTTGCGGAGTTCTCCGTTCTCATAGTCAAGCACTTCACCAAGATTATCTAGAATGACAAATTCACGCTCCAAAATTTCATCATATTTGTTTTTGATTTTCCATTCGTCTGCTACTTCTTTAGTAGCAACATAATATTTGTGATTATGACGATCAGCACCATCCCATACCAAAATATCCCAGCATTTAATGATATTCATTTTTCAACTCCGAAATGTTTCTTAATAGCTTCTTTAAGGTGTGTACCTCTAACCTTTTCAGGATTATCCCAATACGTCTTATAAGCAACTTCTCCGCATTCCTCTACCAGCAGTGCAACAAACTCTTCCATTGTGGATTTTTGCACTGGACCAATCTTAGCCCAATCCTTGAGGCGCTCAAATATTGGTTGGTCTAAAATATCTTGAATTCGTTCGTTCATTTTTACCACCCTATATTTTTTGATGCTTGAACATGATCTGCTTGTTGTCGTTTTTCAAACATTATCTTGCTGTAATACTTGCCTGTTTCTCCTTGAAACATAGAATCACCTATACCAGCAAACCGCCATTTGGACAATAATTCTTCGTAAGTGGCATTGTCAATCCACTGTTTAATTAGTTCGTTCATTTGTTACCTCCACCTTAATAGAAACCAAACATAAGCTGCCTCATTATCAAATGATAATGTTTCACATCCATTAGACCAAACATCATTGGGTATCATAGTATTACACCAACTTACAATATCATTCCAAGGTGCAACACCGTTATATTGCCAACTCATGCTAATGCCAATGCATTCCAGTCAGTATCTTCAGGAAGAATCGTGACTGTTAGGTTTGGAGAAGTATCAATCATATTAGAAAGTACACTGTGTCCATACGCTGAAGATCCATATCCACTTTTGTGGCATTTGTATACTGATCCGCTTTCACCGTAAAATAAATAACTATCACCATCTTCTTCGATTTTAGTTATTCCTGAATTTAACTTCCAAGAGTCTCCGGTGGTATATCCACCATACCATACAGCAAACACTCTAAGGTGAAATTTGAGACTATTACCTATCTTGATCACTACCCAACGATCTGGATTATATTGTGCCATTATTTTAAGCTAAAGTGATCTTTAATCTTGCGACTATAACTACGGGCTACTAATCCTGCATCGCCGCTGTATGCTTTTTCAAACTGGCAACATTCCTTAATAATCAGTTCAGCGAACTTTTCGCAAAATTCATCAGGAATATTCATATTCACTGCTCCTGAAATATCTTCTAAAGCAGCCTTATCAGCAAGTTCTATGATTAGTTTGTTCATTTGGGTAATCTCTTTTTGATAAACCAAAAAATAGTTCTTGCCCATAGAAATGTGTCTTTAGCACCCTTTGCGACCATCAATACTTCATCGGCTATAAAAAGTACAATGCAAAACACAAGCCATAATCCAAATGTGATAATCAATGTGTTATCCATTACGGCAATTCCTTAACATGCTTACATACACCGCGAAATGTAAAGCCAGGGCAGGTACAAGTTTTAGCTTTAGGATCAACTTCATATAGTTTTCCGTTGCTTCCAACTACCTTAATAGTTACCGGGGCATCGATGTTGGCTGTATTGAAGGGGTTCCGATTGAGGTCTTCAAACTTACGGAACCTGAGGTTCATACGCAAAGGAACACTAAAATATACCGCGTCCTTCTCGCCCTTTGGGATATATGCGAGTGCTTTATCCCCATCAAGCAGATAGATATGATTGGGTTGATGTTCCCAATCCCATTGCGTGATTTCCTTAACAGCTTTCATCGATACCCCTAAACATTCACTATAACAATATTATAGCAGATTGTTAATTTAATGTCAACTGATATTAGTAAATTTCTTTGATCACCGTAAACAGAGAATCCGGAAACTTTGCTTTAAATTCGTCTGATTTGATGTATTGATTAAAATCTTTAATGTTGAAAAATACCTTATCGAAAACTGATCTATGTGAGCCTTTGGGGCAAACAGTCAGATAACACGATGTTGCTTTGCCAGCCATTTTATTTTCCTATAATGTATTATTTATATGTAATGCTATTATACAGGAATTGCTATTTATTGTCAACTGGTTAAATAGCAGTAATATTGACGAATTCTAACTTGAGGTTGGAGTCTTTGTTATGCCAAATACCGTTAGGCACGGTATCATCTAATAGAACATTATGCTGCCCGTCAAAATGCAGCTTGCACCAAGAACGGAATGCATCTTGCTTTCCCCTAATCACAGCAAACTCATGTAAATTATCCCACAGAACTCCGGTAACTTTAAGATCGGCTTTGATAAAATCTTCTACTGAGGGACAATCAATAAACCCAACATCTAATGCTCGCCTAAGTACAGGTTTGTATTCCTTCTCAAAACGGAATTGATCCTTCTCATTCCATATAGCAAACGAAAATAACCTCACTTGCTTGATGTTAAGATCCTGTAACCACTCACGGACTCGGGTACTGTTTAACAGCATACCTTCAGTCCAGTTATTGATTACAGTCTCTTCGAGGTCTAAAAATACATTCATATGATTATTATACACATGAATGTATTTATTGTCAACCGCGTTTTGTAATGATTGAATCGATCAACCCATAATCTAGGACTAAATTGAGTTTTTTCATTAGAGTACATTATATACCCAAACCCATTTACTGTCAACCTTGTATAAATAGATATGAGGGTCGCGGAAGTCGAAGTCCCACCCTCTCTAACGCTTTGAAGGAGCAATCAGCATGTGTATTTATTTGTATCATAAACGTCATGCAATAACTGGCTTGAATTACTTTGGTAAAGCCAAATATGAGCCAATAAAATATTGTGGGTCCGGGGTATATTGGAACGCCCACTTAAAGAAACATGGTAAATTAATTGAAAATGTTCAAATCTGGAAGTTTGAGGATGAGCAAGAACGATCAAAGTTTGCTATCCAATTCTCAAAAGATAACGACATAGTTAAATCAAAGTTATGGGCTAATCTATGTATCGAGGATGGCATGATGGGTGGTGACAAGTTTTCAACTATGGATCCAGCTAAGAAAGCAGAACACTGTAAGAAACAATCGGCTATTGTTAAACAGCATTGGCAAGTTAGAAGTAAAGAAGCCCAAGCAAGTAAAACAGCAAATATATGGCAAGAGCGGTCTACTCAAAGCAAGAATAAAATAGCTCAAAAAATCTCAAATACTTTATTAAGTAAATCCGAGACTACGCGAGAAGAAACTTTAGTTAAATATAGACATACAGTTTCACTTAGGCCAACCATTATTTGCCCGCATTGCGGAAAGAGTGGCACTAACATAGCAAATATGAATAGATATCACTTTGACAGGTGCTTACAAAACCCGAATATGTTACCTAGAAAACCGAGGCCGCAACTTACTTGCCCGCATTGCGGTAAAGTTACTGACCCCGGAAATTTTAAGTTATACCACGGTGAAAAATGTAAATTAGCGACGAGTGATAATCTCATCAGCTAAGCCATATTCAACAGACTCAGTAGCCGAAAGGAACCTATCTCTCTCCATGTCGGCTGCTAATTGCTCATATGTTTTACCTTTGCTATTGTGGTCGACATAAATCTGAGTTAAAATCTTTTTCATTTTAATAACTTCTTCAACATGGATCATCATGTCGGTCACTTGCCCGCTTGTTCCCGAACTCGGCTGATGGATCATATGCCTAGCATTTGGCAACATAAAACGCTTACCAGGACTACCTGCTTGTGCAAGTAAACTACCCATACTACATGCTTGACCCATTACAATAGTATGGATATCTGGTTTGATGAATTGCATTGCATCATAGATTGCCATACCAGCAGTCACACTACCACCTGGACTGTTGATATACATACTGATATTTGTTGTATCCTCAGACTCTAGAAAAAGCAACTGAGCAACAATAAGATTTGCCATTTGATCATGAACTTCACCTTCTAGCAAGATCACCCTATCTTTAAGCAACCTACTATAAATGTCATATGACCGTTCACCTTTTGCGGTGTGTTCAATTACGATTGGTACTAACATGATTTTCCTTGTTGATAATGTTTATACAGTATAACACTGCTGCTATCATTTATCAACAAGATTGGTAAATCATTTGCGTTTTTTGCGTCCGCCCACTTCTTTTGGTTTATACGTTGGGTTAACAATATCTTTGGCTGCTACTGATAGACTCTTGCCCGGTTTGATCGGGGAAGATGGTGTAGCTTCTTTATTACCCATACCTGCATCAGATCCATTATATGAAAAAGTCATTCTACCGCTAGCAGCCGTAGAACTGTAGTTCTTGCTTGAATCTAACTCTACCGTACCATTAAAGTTGGGGGGATATTTGCTTATGAATCCGGTGATAGCTACGGAATTATCTGCCTTTTTCGCTGCACTTGCATGTAGTTGT